TACCCGAACCCGGGACCCACCAGTTCAGCCAAAGGCGGGTTGAGCGATCCGTCGTTGCCATACAGGTAGAACCTTGACCAGTATTTCAACGAGAACGTGCGCGAGACCCTTGTCTGCGACGGCTCGATGACGGCCACACGTAGGCCGATCACACGGTTCTGGCTGCGGTACACACTGTCAGCCACAGCGACCGTGAGGTCGGGGGCGTTCACCACCGACTTCATGAGCCGCGAGTAGTTGTCCGCAATCGCGGATGTGATGTAGTCGTTCTGATCCGCGGTCAGGATGAACCGGTGACGGATGAGGAGCTTCGTCGAACTAATCACCTCCGCAGTGACTTCGAGGTTGCGGTGCGTCTCTTGGTACCACGTTCCGTTCCACAGCGTGGCGGTGAACACTTGACCGTTCAACGCACCGGGCGGTATCGTCACGCGATACCCGGGCAGCGCACCGGGAGGTACAACGTTTGGGATGCCGGGCGGCAGGAACAGCGCCGGGTTGAACACCCACGTGGTGCCTTGCACAACAGCGGGCGAGGCATCGTCGAACGTGCCCGACAGCTCGAACTCATACTCCGCACGGATCACCGCGCCAATGGATCCGTTCGACCTCTCGTTCGGTGCGCCGATGACCGATGACACCAACTCGTTGACGAAGCCGCTGCTGGTGAGTGTGTAGTCGAAGGCCATGGCTACGCTTTACCGGCGACCAAGATAGTCCGCCTGCTATGGTTGATCGTGATGGAGGTGATGCGACCGTTGATACCACCAGCGATCGGAAGCGGGATGCTGGCGTATGTGTTCATCGTCGCAAGATGTTCGGCGGTGTACTCGAACTCGAACTTGAACCGGATGCGGCGCTCCTCCATGACCTTCGGGTTGTCGATCGCGTGGAACCGCGCGTACAAGTTCCTGCCCGGTGCATCGTGCGCCGGGGCCTCGTTCGGCGCAAGCCCATGCGCGTTGCAGTTCATCGGCCAGTTGTAGGGCTGGTCGAAGCCGTAGCCCGGTACGTTGTACCGCCGCACCGTGCCGGGGTTGTCGCCGTTCCAGATCAACAACTTCGGCAGCGCCGCGATGCCACGGCTCAACATCATCGCGTTCCCGTAGAGGTTCTTGCGCGTGAACAGGAACGGGTGCCAAACGAACGTGTCAAGCGTGTCGGCATCGATGCCATCGCGGCGGTTGCGGTTCATGCCGAACTTGAACTGCTTCTGTTTCTCGCCTTTCTGCGCAGGGTTGAACGGCTGGTTCCACTCGATGATGTCGCGGTACTGGTCCCGAGCCTCGTTGCCCGGCTCATCCATTCCGTCCTCCGAAAAGCCGATGGATGCGTAGGCGGCCGGGGCCTCATCGGCCCATTCGTAGCACAAGTCCCCGACCAGTCTTCCTTCGTCCTTCAGCTGGATGGGGTCAACCCAAGGGCCAACCGGAGGAAGCATGTCCCGGCGCTCGAACACCAACGTCGGAACGCCAGCGATCACACGAACATCGTAGCGCGCGTTGAACACTTCGCGCAGGTCCTCCAACAGTCTGTGAGCCGACATGATCGGCCTGTTCTCGTATATGTAGCGCGTGTTGTCGTTGCGCGTGCCCTTCTTGACCGGAGCGTTGAACAGCACCAAGTTCCAGTAGTCGGACGAAGGGTTGTTCAACACCGATGACTGGAACGCGATGCCGCATGTCTCACACGCCTTGCCTATGTAGCGACGAACAAGAGGCGATGGATGCACCCTGCCACACCCGATGATCGTGTCGTATATCCGTTGCCGCACCGCAAGCCATTCTTGGAAGGTGTTGGTGTCGGGGTTGCCGTCGAAGTCGATACCGTTCACGCCGGGGATCAACGATGCGATAGCGTTGATGACCGTGATCATGACAGCGATCGAGAACACAATGGGGTTGACTATATCCAGCGTCCACAGCGCGAATTGAGCAACGATCAACACCGAGGCGTGCAGCCAGTCGGGCCGTATCTCATCGCAGTACACCATGCGCGGGTGACCGGCCTCATCGGTCAGCCCTTCATACACGAGCGTGCTCTTCAGGCAGTCCATCGCAGCGCTGACCTCCGTGCGCTCAACCGCTGTCACCGTTGCGCTGCACGCGCCCTCGCACCAGTCCACCGCCGATCCCTGCACAACGCCACGGAACACTTCCTTCGGCGGTGTAGTGCAGTTATCCAGCACCACGAAGGGGACCTCGCGCAACAACCCGTCGGCAGGCTCGATCAGCTCATCCCTCACGATCTCCCACGCACGGCCGTAGAGCGTGAGCGTCCCGGTGATCGACTTCTTCAGCCCCTCGCCGTTCTCATCCTCCACGGTGATGATGGTCGTGATGCCGTCCTCGCCTTGGATGTCGTACGGGCCAACAGCCTCGCCGTTCAGCAGCACAGTGACCGCAGGACCCTTCATTTCCGCGCGTTGATTTGATCGGCCCGCGACAGCTTGCCGCGCACCAACATCGTGATGCCCTGCTCATCCATGCGCACGTAGGTTTGAGGGATGCCCTCGATGGCCTTGACGATGCGATCTGTGCCATCGCGGGCAACTGGTACAACCGTGGTCTGCCTCTGTGACAGCAGGCGCCCGATGTCAACGCGACCACGGTGGATGCGCTCCATCCACTTGCGGTTGTCGCCGACCCTTACGACCTCGTGCGGCATGATGTACTCCTGCCGGTGGTACGTGTAGGGCTTCGGCCCGAGATGCAAGCTCGGATCGTCCGGATGGCCGGTGCCGGTGTATCCACCCAGCATCGACCAGTCCGCAGCACCGCCCTTGCGGAAGCCTCCGGTCGGCACACTGCTGGTTGAAAGCGACCTCGCTTGAGCGAAGCCAGCAGCCAGCGCGATCAACGTGGAGGCGATGGTGATGGCAGACAGGAACCCACCCCCTTCCGCAGCAGCACGCGCGATGGCGACTGTACTTGCTGCAACTGCTTCTACTTGCGCAATGGCAGCGGCCTGTGACGCGGCACGCTTGCGAGCTTCCGTGAGTTCGGCGAGGCGCCGTTTCTCCTCCTTCAGTATATCCGTGTTGCCCTTCTCTGCCAACTGTAGGGCCTCGCTCACGCGCTGTTCTTGAAGCCTCAACTGTTGGTCAAGCGATGTCTGTTGTGCATCGGACCACGCACCCCACGCCTGCGCCCCGGCCCGTGCTATCTGCTCCGATGCCTCCGTGACTTCCTCCACCAGTTCCTTGACACCCTTGGGCTTGACGACAGACGCCGGGATGTTCAACTCCAGCCGCAGTAGTTTGATGCGGTCTTGAATGTCTTGGATCTCCTCCTCGGTGGCCTTGCCGCTGGCTTGTATGATGGCCAAGCGTTCCAGCTCGAAGTCAAGCTGGATGCGCAACCGTTCGGCCGCAGCGTCGCGCTCAATCGCCGCGATTTGCTCCGCTGTTGCACCGGCCTGTTCCGCACGCGTCACGGCCGCCTTCTTGTCGAGTTCAGCGATCGCAAGCGCAGTGCTCTCCTCGGACTTCAACCGGTCGAGCCGCTTCTTCGTTTCATCCTCATCCTTCGGACTGATGACGTCCTGCAACTGCTTCACCTTGCGCTCCGCTTCGAGGGCCGCATCACGAAGGGCGATGAAGCCCTCCGCATCCTCGGGTAGGTTGGCGAGTTCCTTCCGCAGCTTGGCCAGTTCAGCGTTCAGCGCGTTCAGCGACCCGGGCGGGAACACCTCCTCAGGCTCGATCAACTCGCGTGCTTCCTTCAGCTTCTTGGCGACCTCGTTGTACTGCCGCGCGACCTCGAAGAACCGCTTCGACCCGATGACGGTCTTCTCGGTCAACAGTTCCGAAAGCCTCTTCTGCTCTTCCTGAAGCGCTTTGATCGAGCCGGACAACGGGCCATCGCTAACGCTGTCCCTCCTCAGTTGCGCGAGCAACTTCCGGCGCTCTTCGATGCTCGCCTTGAACGCCTGTAGTCGTGCCACGTTCTCGTTCAACTCGGCGGCGGTGATGCCCTTCTGTGTGATGAGTTCCGCATCGAGCCGCTCCTTCGACGTGCTGGCCAAGTACTCGCGCTCCAAGGCGATGTCGAAGCTCCTCGCGGCGTCGGAGTTTGATGCACGCTCCCGTTCAAGTTCAAGAATGCGCTCATTGCGCTTCCTGCGTTCAGCTTCAATCTGCGCGCTTGCCTCTTTCTCCGCAGCCACTACCTCGACCGCGAGCCTGTTGGCCTCCTCAATCTGTTGGTTCACGCGCTGCTCCAACGCGGCCAACTGTTCATCGCTGAGCGTATCGATGGCGCCCACCTGCCTCTCCGTGTCCCGAAGCTCACTGCGCAGCCTTGCCGCTTCCTTCAAGCGCTTGTTGAACTCTTCCTGCGCCTCGGATGCTTCTTCCGCCTTGTCACCGAAGATCCCAAAGGCAACAGCCGCAGCGCCCAGAAGCCCCAACAACAAGCCGATGGGGTTGCTCCTCACCACAGCGTTGAACGCGGCCATACGCGTAGTCGCGGCAGCGGTAGCACCAGAAAGGCGCACCTTGGCGGCTGCGGCAAGCTCAACGCTCGCAGCGTAGGCCCGTTTGATGAGCGACACGGCCGACACTACGGCCTTGTATGCCACGAACACACCGATCAACCCGCCCACGACCTTGACGATGGTCCGCAGGTTGTTCGAGAGGAACGACACCGCAGCACTGAGCGTGCCTGTCGATGAACGCAGTCCGAGGAACAGGTCTTTGATGTTGTTGCCAAGCCGCGTGAACGAGGCCTCCAACGTCGAGTTGTTGGTCGCCTGCTGCTCATACGCTACAGCGGTGCCCGTCACGGCATCGGTGTACTTCTTGAACGTGCCGATATTGTCGAGCAAGATCTTACCGGCGGTGACGCTCTCCAACCCGAAGCGCTTGACCTCGGCCTCGGCGCGGGCCACAGGGTCTTTGATCGCCTCGAACTCCGCACGCTGCTCCTCCAGCGCGGCGTTGATGTTGAACTGCCCATCAACGAAGCCCTTGCCCGCCTGCACCAGTCGCAGGACAACGTTGCGCAACTGGGTCCCAGCCACGGCGCCCTTCAGCTCCTTCTCCGCGAGCGTCTCCAAAAGGCCGACGCTCTGTTCGTAGGTGATGTTGTTCGCCGCGAGAACGGTGCCGGTCTTGTTGATGCTCTCGCTGAGGTCGGCGATGTTCGCGGCACCTTCCTTCGATCCCGCCGCGAGAACGTTGATGACGCGGCTCGCATCACCAGCGCCCAAGCCGAATTGGTTGAGCGATCCAGCAACTGCCTGTCCAGCCAGTGCGAGGTCGATCTTGGCGGCCTCCGACAACGCGACCGCCTCGCGCGTCACTGCGGCCAGCGCTTCCTTGTTCTTCAGCAAATCGGGCCGTGCACTGCCGATAGCGGTGAACGCGTTCAGCGCATCGGTCGCGCTCTTCGTGCTCGTGCGCCCGACGTCACGTGCGACCTGCTCCAAGAACGCCAAGTCCTCACCCGTGGCACCGGTTATGGCAGAAAGGTTGGCAAGCGCACTCTCGAAGGCGAACAACTCCCGCACGCCCGTACTGATCGTCGCGAACAACGACCGCACCAGCGCGTCGATGCCGAAGAACGCCAAGAACTGCTTGGCCAATGAACCGACCAACGGCGTGCTACGGCCAGCCTTGTTGCCGACGTCGCCCACCGCGTCGCTCAGGTCCTTCGTTTTTTTGCCCGCTTTCTCCGCAGCATCGCCGAGGTCTTTGATCTCTGATGCACTACCCACCGATGGGCGGAACGATACTCCGGGACCTGTACCCGGACGAATGAGCGGCGTTCCGGGCACCACCGGCCTCAGTGGTGTGGTGGGTCCCAGTGGCGTAGCGCGTCCCGCCGCGACCAGTCGCTGGAACGCGGTGGCCGCACCGGATGCCTCTTGCTTCAGGCGCTGTGTCTGGTCCGCGGCCGCACCCGTTGCTGCTGCTGCCTCACGCTGCGATGTGGATGCCGCCGCTGCCTGCAACCCGATTTTGCGGTACTCCTGCGACGTCTGGACAAGACCCTGTGCACCGCTGCGGATCGTCTCGTTCAGCGTGCGCGCGGCAACAGCCCCCTGCTTCTGCGCCTCCTGCGTCTCGCGTGACACACGGCCAACCACCGTGAGCTTCTTGCCGAACTCATCAACGGTGCGTTGTGCCTTCTTGTACTCCGCGTCCGTCTGCTGAATGCTGGCGGCAAGCTGGCGGGTGTCCTCATCCCCGGCGACCTCCGACTTCAGTCGGAAGATGACGTTGCGCAATTCACTCATCGTGCTGACCAGCGGACGCTTGGAGGTCGGCCAGCCGGACAAATGTACTCACCGCCTGATAGTAGTCTTCCGTGGTGGAGTTCATCAACCGCGTCACCTCGCTCGGTAGGCGCTTGCCTACGAGGAATGCTTGCGCGTTGAGGTCCTCACGTTTTTCATGAAGGAAGTTCGCGCACCATCCGAAGCGCCTTTGTGCTCGGGCCTTGCGTGCTTCCTCTCGATCGACTTCATCGCCATGTAGTGCTGCGCCTCCGAATAGGCTTGGATGTCGTTCCCGGAGAGTTCCGAAGACCCGCGCATGAGCGCGAATGACTGACGCAAAAAAAAAGCGCGGCAGTCGGGGTCGGTGGCGAAGCGCTCGGCCTTCAACTTGTCGTGCGCTTCGGTCTGCATCTTCAACGGCTCATCGTTGATCACGAAGTAGCATTTGGCCAGCTCCAACAGGCTCTTGTGCTCGCACGACCACTTGACGCGCTCCCTGATGTAGTGGAGCGACGCGAACATGTCCACGATCTGCCCAGCGTTCGCATCGGCCACCATCTTGTCCACGTACGCCAGCAGGTCCTCCGGGGTGAAGTTCATGAGCGCCCACTCCGCCGCCAGTTCAGCAGCGATGGCGCGTGGCGCGGGCATCGACATGGGCCGGTCGAACGCGTACCACTTGTTGCCAGCGGCATCCACGTAGCACACCGACGCCGTGTGCTCCATGCCGTTCTCGTCGGTCCAGCTGCGAACGTCTTCGATCATGTCAGTTGAGGCAGATGCGGTGAACGATGCTAACCGCCCTGCGTACGCCTTGCACGCGCACGTAGCCGAGTTGTTTCATGTACACCTCCTGCGGGTAGCTCACGTTGGCGTCGAAGGTGTAGAGGCCCATGTACTCGAAGCCCCGTTCATCACGCTCGATGACCAACCGCTCCTCCATCGGCGACGAAGGTACGCGGCTACGACTTCGGCAGATCAACGAAGTTGAACAGTGTGTTGTGCATCGCATAGCGCGTGCAGTCCAAGAGGTGGCCCATGCTCTCGGCCCCCAGTGGTGCGTGCTTCAACTTGCCGGTCTTCTGGATCTCCACACTGCCATCGCTCGCGCGGCGGATCTCCACGAAGTTCAGGTCGTGCTTGGTCCACTTGCATCGTGGATGGAGGTACACGTTCGGGAAGCGGCTCCAGATCGAGTTGCAGAACATGCGGCTGTCCGCGATCGTCGGGTTGCTTCGTGAAAGCGTGAAGCGGCTCTCGTCCAAGCCCAGTTCGTTCGCGATCACGTTGTACTGGCTCAGGTGGTTGCGCAGGCCGCTGATCCTTGCCAGCCCGCTCGCATCACCAGTCACGTACTCATCCGGGTCAAGGTGCCTCCATCTGGACTTCAACGCATCGCACACTGAGGGCGTGTCGGCATTCTCCATGCGCACCTCGTCCAAGATGTGGAAGAAGCTCTCTCCATCGGTCTGGAACACTACCGCGCATGCAGGATCCACGTTGAAGTCGAACGAGTAGTACAAGGGCCACGCCGGGTCGTACTCAACCTCCTTCACGTGGCGCTTCTCATCGAAAGCGTACATGAAGCGGCCCTTCAGGTCGATCTCCCACTGCCCCTCGATGTAGCGGGCGTAGGTAACATCGTCGAGGTTGCTCCACTGCTCCCACTGCTCTTGGGTGACCGTGCTGTTGTCCTTGGCCAGCGCGATCGTGTAGTGGAACGGCACGCTGTCCGGGTCGCTCAACCAGCGCTCGTGTATGACGTTCTTGATCCAGTTGAACGCCGGGTTGAACGTCGCGAGCACCAACGGCGGCGGCATGTCCTCGATGTAGTACGATCCCGCGCGTTCGATTGCCTTGTTGTACGTGTTCTGACTGAGTTCTTCGATCTGCTCAAGCAAGAACCCGTTCGTCTCCAAACCCTTGAAGCGGTTGAGGTCCGGGTCACGGTGGAAGTTCTCGCTCAAGAAGTAGATCCGACTGCCATTGCTGAACTCCACGAAGTACTCGGAGCCGCCACGCTTCCATCGCACGTCGGCATCACCAAGGATCTTCAGCAGGCTCGGCTCGGTGTTGCGCGTCAGGTCAGGCATGGCCGCTCGAATGATGTGCCAGCGGCTTTTGGGATACCTGCGTGACAAGAGCACGAGGATGACCAAATACAGGAAGGTCTTACCGCCACGGATCCCGCCACCGTAGAAGAACTGGCGCAACGTGTGCGCTCTGGTCGGTGGCTTCGGTATCGGCCGCAACTTCTTGCCCTGCGCCTTGAGCACCGCGTTCTCAGCGCGAACCGCCTTGACCTGCTCGTAATAGGCGAGCATGCCCATCACGGCGTTGAACGCCTTGACCTGCTTCGGGTTGGTCTCATCGTTAATGTGCGCGGTGACCGCCATGTGCAGGTTTCTCGAATGTCAGGCCGTGAACTTTTGCAGGTTTCCGGCCAATCACAAGTCGATGGATAGACCGCCCGGAAGGGTTATGGTCGTGCGCTTGTCCGCGCTACTGAAGTGGTCCTCCGCCTTCTGCCTGTGATGCGCCTTGCCGTGCGCGCGATCGAGCACGTCGTTGAGCACGGCCCAGCCGCGCTTGTTGCTCAATAGCTCCTTGGCGATGATGCGGACCAAGTAGGGCAGGCTGTCCTCCTTGGACGTGCTCTTCAACTCCTCGTTGGTGCAGTTGAGCAAGGTCTCCATCACCTCCTCCACCTCGGCCGCCGATACTCGTTCCAGCCCTTCCTCCCTCATGGACTTCAGCACGTTGCTCACCAACTTACGCGGTCGCCCCTTCGGGTTGCCGGATTGACCTTTTTGGAACGGCTTATTGCCGGGAATTGGGTTGGGTCGCTTCACGGCTGATATTCGACTGTTCTACACGCAGCGGCGTGGCCGAGAATGTCTCAGGCCACGCCACATACGCGCCGCAATTTACAGCGGTGTTCACATATTCTTTGGGAACAGACCTGCATGCTCAGTGTTCTGAGCGTCCGATAGCCAATGGTTCAGCATTTCCACCTCCATTGGGTGCGGGTGGTGGTTCTCCAGCTTCGCGCCATCGGTGACGAAGTGGTCGAGGCCCCTTCCCATGCGCCGACCTTCCGCGTTGTGCTTGTCGTAGGCGAGCAGGGTCCAGTCGATCATGCGGGACTTCTTGGCCTCGCAGAGCAGCAAGACGGCGTGCGTCAGAAACAAGCGCCCCGGGAGGTGATCGGTCTCCCGGGGCTACTCGCATCGGGTATGGAGGCGCTCCACTACCCGGGTGGCTCCCGCCACAGTGTCGCCGCGACTTGCACGTGACTGACGCGGCCGCAAGGTATCACGTTGCCCGGAAGGACCAAGGGCGCACACAAACGCACGCCCCCAGTCCTAACCCCGGAAACACTCCAACACGACTTGGAGGACCCCGACAAATGTAGTCGGTTGATCAGATCAACGACCAACCGAAGTGGAACAGCTTGACCAGCGCGTGAAGGATGAGGCCAAGGATGGGCACGAGAGCCAACATGAGCGCGAAGCCGATGACGGGCAAGGCCCACTTCGTCCAAGCGCGTCCGAGGTGGTGGGTGATGAGTTGTTTGTTCATCGTCGGTATGTGTTGCAGTTAGTTGTACGCCACCTGAGAGAACGTCAGTGCCTCGGCCAACCGGAAGCGGCAATCCGGTGGGCATTGCCAGCAACCGCCTCGGCTGACTTTGAACCGCTGACCAATGGCCCGTGAAATCATCGCTCTTCGCAAAAGATGGTGCATTCCGGCATCTTCAAGTACTTCATCGGCCTTCCAACGGCATCGGCTGGGAGTTCGTCAAGGAACATTCGCTTGCCATTGTACCTTGTCAATTTGCAACCGATGCGCCTTGACTGCTCGGCCCGCTCTGCAAACTGCTCCGGGTGAACCTTACGAACGTGGTTCCAGTATGTCGGGCTGGTCGCCTTCACGCACCCGATGCAATTCGCGTTTGGGTATCCAAGTCGGTACATCAGCGGCAATTCGATGCCTCGGTTGGAGATCAGCTGGAAGCAGTCTTCCTTGCTCAGTCCGGCCTCAATGAGCAACGGCAGCAGGTTGGATCGCTCGGTCTTCACGAAGTTGTTGTGCCGATTCTCTTCATCAGCCGTGAAGCCCATCACTATCCACTCATGCGGGTTCCTATCCTCGAATTCCTGCCGCGCTTTTTTCTTTAGCCACGTCGTGCAAGGCGCTCCTTTCACGCCGCTGATGTACTGGCGGTCTTCCCACACCTCTACACAGTCGCCGTTAGGGTACTTGGAACTTGCCGCATTCTCGAACTTCATGCCCAGCCATTGCTCTACATCGGCAAGGAAGCGCCTGTTATCAGCGTCTTCCTGTTTGATGTAGTTGTTCACGATGCGAACATTGCACCTATGGCCGTAGCATCGCAGCGTAAGCCATGCCGCAACCGCACTCGCAGCCCCGCAAGAGAACCACACCACTATAGTATCACCATCTTTCACTTTGTCCATTGGTCAGCGGTTCAGAGAATAAAAAGGCGGCGTACAACTCCGGGTTGTCGCAAGCCCGCCAAATGCGCGGGCCAGCGTCAACCCATGTCCCGTTACCCGCCATGAGAAAATTCAGAAGGCAATTCAGGGCACGGCATCCAGTACCTCACGTCATCCACGGTGTCGATGCCAATCTCGTACCACCACTCGGTGTCGTCGTAGAGAGCCTGCTCATACACGCAGCGGCCCATATAGCCGTTGGCGGTGACCACCAGCACGGGGTCGGAGGTGCAGGCGCCGTTGGCCACGTGTGGCGTCAGAGGCTTGCGGTCGTCAATGTGTATCCAGTCCATCGTTGTCGGTGTTTGGGGGTTCATCCTGTAATCCAGCAGTCGCACTCATGAGGAGCGTCCTGAGCGCTCCACTGCTTCAAACTCCTCCGCGCCCATCGTCTGGGTGATGCCATTGTGGTTGGTGTAGGTCATGGGATGCGCTGAATGAGTGTGTTCCATGCAAGCACTAAGGCTGCTGGGCATTGACCGTTGCCGATGGCTTTGAGGCGGTCGGCACGCTTTGGAATGCCCGTTGCCACGCGAGGAACTTCCTCGCCTTCATCGGCTCCATGGAGGTCCATTGCAGTGGCCACCCCATCAACCATTCCACCCATGTAGGGTTCAGTTGACCACCAACTGTCGCTTGATCGATCCCGCCGCTGCTCATTATGCTCTCCTTGGTGTATGCCCCTTTGTAATCCGTTGCCGTGGGCGTAGGCCACATCTTCACCGCTCGCGATAGGGTCACGCTGCGCATGGAACCCTCCTTCTGCTGTGTGCTCCTCAGCTTGTCCGTGTATGCGTCCGAACAGGTCGGGGTCGGCCATGATCCCAATGGGGTATTGGCCCGAAGCTGTACATGGTCCGACAATTGCGTGTAGCCCCGTTTCATTGAGTTCAGCGACCCTTGTAAGCTTGGCGTTCTGTAATCGGAGGCTAACGGCGTAGGCCAAGATCCAGATCCTTTCCCTTCGATGCGGAGCACCGGCGTCGTCAGCTCCCACAACTCCCCACACCGCATCATACCCCAGCGTGGAAAGGTCGCCGAGAACTCGGTCAAGCCCCCGAGAAGTGAGCATTGGGCTGTTTTCCACGAACGCGAACCGGGGTTGTACCTCGCTAATGATCCGGGCCATCTCGGTCCACAGTCCTGACCGCTCTCCGTCAAGTCCGGCACCACTCCCGGCGATGCTGATGTCCTGACAAGGGAAGCCTCCGGTAACGATATCGACGCTTCCGCGCCAAGGTCGCCCGTCGAAGGTGCGCACGTCATCCCAGATGGGGAAGGCGGGCAAGATGCCGTCGCGCTGTCGGGCGAGGAGGATGCTACGCGGATAGGCAGCATACTCAACAGCGCAGACGGTGCGCCATCCAAGGAGGTGGCCTCCCAATATCCCTCCGCCTGCTCCGGCGAAGAGTGCAAGTTCACGAAGTGCCATGCCATCGCTCATCGGTTATTGTCAATTAGCGGCCCGGTGATCCAGCAGTCGCGCTCATGTGGATCAAAGTACTCGCTCGGCTCCTTGTACTTCTTATTCCGCTTCGGTGGCCTGATGAGGCCGAGGCACCTCATTTTGGCGGACACCGCCTTCATCGTGCGACCCATCCGGTGCGCGATCAGGGTCGGTCCAAAGCCCTGCCGCGCAAGCTCAGTCAGCGCGGCGAGGTCATCAGGCGTCCAGCGTGTCCAAGTCATCGTGTTCGGTTTGGTGTTTCGTTTCGGCCAACGTATAGCGCTCCACGTTAATAGCAAGGTCGTACGCCTTGTCCGGCAGGCCCCGCATGAACTCCATGCATGCGATGCGGCGATCGCGCAGGATCTCGCAAGGATCCTGCGCGGCGGCGGCTTGGTAGTGGCGTAGGGTGATCATGCGTCTTCCTCGGCCACCTCTTCAACATCAAAGCGCAACTCCAGCGCTTTCTCATTCTCGAAGCGGCTGTAAACATCAGCAAGGTTCATGATAGCCTGCCGATAGTAGCTTTCCTTCAGCTCGATGCCGATGGCCTTTCGCCCCATGCTCACAGGGCTGTAAACCTCGGACCCCACGCCCATGAACGGCGTGAGCACCGTCTCGCCGGGGTTGCTGTATAGTTCCACGATGCGGTCGATCACGTCAAGCTGCAAAGGGTGCACGTGCTTTTCGTCTTCCTCTTCCCGCGCCTCTTTGTATTTCAGCGTGTGATCATTGCGGATGTCATCCCACACCGCAGAGGCATACCGCTGCCATATGATGTGCGAGAGCTTGTTTGTGCGGTGGTCCTTCCATTCCGCATACTTGGCTTTGATGTGCTCCCATGGGCCGTATCGCTTCTCCATTTCAGGCAGCAATGGCGTAGCTCCGGCATATCGCTTCAGCCCGTTTCGATGTGTTACGGGGACTTCGTTGGATCCAGCACGCTTGAACAGCAGCACATAGTCCGGCATGGCGGTGAAGCACTCCGTGCTATCCTCAATGATGAGCTTGTGCATGAGACTTCGCACCATGGTGCGGATGCGGACTTTTAGCGGTTCTTTCCACACGGTAATCCGATTGACAAAGTAAAACCCGTTGTCGAGGTGGAGCTTCACAATCTCGTGCGGGAAGTCGTAGAGGTAGTTTTTCGTCACGTTCACAAGCACATCCTGGCAATGCACTGCCGTGATGCGTCCCGGCTTGGTGACGCGCGCAATCTCTTTGACCACGAACTCGTATTGCTTCAGGAAGTCCTCATTCGTGTCGCAGTTGCTCATGTCGTTCTCAGAGCTGCTGTAGTTATACAGGCCGCAGAATGGTGGACTGTACACGCTCAGGTCAATGGATTTGTCCGGCAACGACGGAAGCACATACATGCAGTCCGAGTTGTATATGGCGTAGTCATCGGTGATGAGTTGGTCCTTTACCATGGTCAGAGGAAGTTTGGGAGTTGAACAGGTTTGGTGAACTTGTTGCGGTTGTCCGCTTGGTAATTGTTGAGCGTTTTGTTGAGCCGGTCGAATAGCTCGTTCATCTTGGCTGACTTGCTGAACAGACCCTCGATGACGCGGGTCTGCCCATCGCTGTGAACAATGTCAACCGTGACTGTCCTCTTCTGTCCGAAACGCCAGAAGCGCCGGATGGCTTGGTAGTACTGCTCATAGCTGAAGGTGGGGAAGTAGACCGTGTGTGCGCAGTGCTGCCAGTTCAAGCCGAACGCCGTGATCTTTGGCTTGGTGATAAGTCGGCTCACCTGCCCATCGGCAAAGGCCAGAAGCAGCTCTTCCTTCTCGTCAATGTCCATCGAACCGCTGATCTGTCGGGCATCCTTGTCGATCTCTTCGAGCAGGTTACCCTCGTCGTTGAAGTTGCACCAGTACACCGTTCGGTCATGGCCTGCGCTCAACTCCACGGCCTTCTCCACGCGGGGCTTGATTGTCATCTTTTGCTCCTGCCGCACCTCGCTCATGGACTTGGCAACGATGTTGAACATGAGCGCCTGACCATTGATGATCCAGTTCTCTTCATTGCGCACCGCGTGAAGGTTGGTGATCTTCTCCGGCAGGATGTGGCGTTCGTCGCTGAACCCGTGGTCCGATGGCTTGCGCATCGAAATGCTCCAACCGCTCACCCACTCAAAGAACGCATCGTAAGCGTGCGGCTTCAGGTAGAACTTGGTCCCAATGTCATGCGGGCGGATGTTGTTTTCGTTGTTCGCGAAGAACTTGCCAAGCATGTCCATGTAGCCCATGTGGCCCAGCGCCTCCGAACTTGTACCCAATTCGATGAAGTCGTTTGGGGATGGGGTAGCGGTGAACAGGTATCGGTATTTCACTTTGCGCATGAACTGCGTGACGTGTGCCTTGATTGCCCCGTCGAAATTCTTGAGGATGCTGCTCTCATCCAGGATCACGCAATCGAAATCATCCGCGCTGAACTTGTCGAGCCGTTCGTAATTGCACACCACGATCTTCGTCGTGAACCGGCCATCCTTGGAATAGCTGATGTCACCGATACCGAACCGCTCCGCTTCCTTCAGGAACTGGAAGGCGACCGCCAGCGGCGTCAATATCAGTACCGGCTTGTTCGTGTGCTCAACGTAGTTGCGCGCAACGGTCAGCTCAATGAGCGTCTTGCCAAGCCCGGTATCGAGGAACACCGCGCACCGCCCTTTGCGGATGGCGTACTCGGTGACGTGACGCTGGTAGTCGAACATGGCGTCCGGCATCCATCGCGCTGCAATGCCTTGATCAGCGGCTACGTGGCGCTTGCTCTTCAGCAGTATTTCATAATCGTTCATCGGCAAAGGAAAAGCCCCGCAGGTACTTGCATCCGTGTCGGCGGACGCTTTCCCTTTGAGGCTTGTGAGTAGGTCTTTCATGCGCTTCCGACAAAGCGGTCACTTCGTGACGGTGAAAATGTAGCAGCCATGCAGTGGCGCGATACGGGCGGCATGGTGGCAGGGGCTTGGTACGGTTGTAGGCGTGGCACCAACGTCTCCTATGGCGGGGAGCTTATAGTTGGCCCTTGCGGAGGACGCCTCGTTTTTCGAGCACTTCCCGTAGAGGGAACGCCCTACGATCTCACCCGACCTGCCGGAGATGCTCTCCGTCCAAACCCCTGCTACCATGTGCCGGTATGTGAAAGAACAGCTGCGCAAAACTACGTGCACACTACGCAGGGCTGCTGGGTGTCACTGGTCATGCCTAAGGCTAATCGAAGTTTTTGCCTTCGATTTCGCGCAACCGAATAATTCCGCCTCCCCGCATCGCGTGTTGCTCCAACTCCATCTTCAGGCGTGCGCGTTCCTGCTCCAGCTTTACCGCTGTATTGATCCGTGCTGCAAGGTTGGACATTTCCCGTGCCGCAGGCACGCTAATTTCACCATTGTCCAGCTTTTTCATCTGATCCATCAAAAGATGGTAGAGGTGTTTTTGGTTCGTTGGTTCCATCGTGTTTGTGTGTATTGTTGTTCTTGTTGTGATTTTGAAAGTAGCTTCTGTGAAGCAAGAACTTTCAGCATCTTCGCAAGTGCCTCCGTTGTTTTGAAAACTTCACGTCCTTTTTCCAAGGGATTTTTGCCAGGCTCAAGTCCGATGGCAATGAGTAGCTGGCCGCAATACTCCGCGGCACTGCGTTCACTAAACCTGCCGGCGACCAGTAATTCAATGAAGCGATGCGCAGGTATGACGTTGACCAACCTGTTGTTGTAGCCCCATTCAGCGACCAATTCATTGTACGCCGAAAGGGTTTCGGGCCAGTCCCAGTTTCCACCCACTTCAAGCCCGCTTGGATCGTCTCCATTCAGTTCGCACAGGGCAGTGGCAATAGCCTTGTAAAAAGCTCCATGGCTTGTTGATCTTTCGCGCGAAAGGTCATACGCGTAGGAGCAGCACCACAGCGTCATATCTTTTCCGTTGATGTGCCAGTTGTAGTCGTTCATCCGGCCTTGACATTCGCCCGTCAACTTTGCCGACCATCCCGACCAGTCCATTTCCATAGGATTCCTGAGAGGCGGATTGCCTGTCGGTATTTCCCCGAATGAGTTGTCTTCAGGCGGCGCCACCTTCATGTGGGCTGTGCTGATGAAGTGCCCGTCCGACAAGCGCACTATCATGGCTTACAGTTGTTGCGGTAGTACTACAAGGAGCTGCGCAGACCAATTCGGCGATTGAGAAAGGCCTTGCGCATCACCGACGCGTTGATCACTTCGGTCTGACCTTGGTACCGCGTCTGGTCCTCCAGCTCATCCATAAGCTCCCGAAGCATGAGGCTCACCTCGGCCTCGGTATAGACGCGCTCGTGCCAGTCCGTGTCGTGTACCACTAAGGTGACACACCTGCTCCGCTGCGAGCTACCCCAACGGGTCTTCATCACGGAGCATATCAGTCCGGTGCTGTCACCAGTAAGTACCAGCGGCTCATCAATGTAGCCCTCGATCTTAGTTGCCATCGTTCGTTGTGGTTGCGTTTATGGTTTCACTCGTGCAATGCGTGCAAGCCGGGCCACCGGTGCAAGGCGCTCGCGCAACCGCTTTGCCTCGCTTTCGCACAGTTGGTGGAACTCGGGCTTGGATGCGGTGCGCACGTGCACGCTGTAGTCGCTCAGATCAATGAACGCGGTGACGTCGATCGAACGACTGTCCATCACCGCCACACGGCCGCGCACTCTGTAGACGTACATCCGGGGTCCGTTGCGCGTGAACACCTTGCCGTCGATGCCCACGCTCTTCATAAACTGGTCAGCAATCATGGATCATGGTGTTGAGGCTGGCCCCAAGGTGGGCAAGCCCGTGTTCGAGTATGGCCTTTCGCGTCCGCAGGAACTCGTATCTCTTGCGCTGGAACTTGAAAGGCGGGAACGAGCGGTACATCTCATCCACCAGCGCCTCGTGTCTGGCTGCGGTGAACTTGATCCGATCGATGGTGTCTGCGGTCTGCCAAGTCATAGCCCTTTGAGCTTTTGGTTCAACATTTCGATTTCGATTTCAGCGCGCTCCTCGATCGCTTTACTCAGCATATCGACAAAGTCGCTGAACCGTTCGTAGGCAGCGCCGTGCGCAATGGCTATCTGCGGAGTTCCTTGAATGATCGCAAAGCTCAATGTGCCGCCAGCCGGGCCCTCCAAGGAAATGAACACGGCGATGTGCTTCACCTTAGTGGTCAAGGCGTCGTCGCCATTCTTCATGCGCACCGCTTCGTGTATCACGTCAAGCAACTGGCCGACGTTGTCCGCTTTAGGGTAGTTAAGTTCTCCGCCCATCTCAATTAACTTCTCCATGGTTTCCGGGGTAATGGGGGCTGGCCAAATACCAGCCCCCGGTCAATGTTCAGGCGTTTACCGACCCTCGGCCGAATGTCCTTTCAATTCAGCCAAGGCGAGCAGGCCCTCCATTCTTGTCGTGTTACTGATGTTTCGGGTGACGGACTACGCGCCGTCTTGCGCCGGGTGCTCACCCCGGAGTTGAGCGTTTATCGTTCACCAGCTGGCCTCAGCTTGTGTGTATTCCAACAGCTTGTTGATCTGGTCCTCAACCGCTCGGATGTCGCGGTCGATCAACGTCAGGTCATCGTGACCGGTGTGACGGCGCACGATCCGATCCATGATGCCGCGCCGTGTCCGTAGCATGCGGTCACGCTTCACCTCCAACTTGTTCGCCTCCATCACTCGGCGATGGGCCTCGGGCCTCGGGCAGTCCGAGGCAAGAAGCGTGAGCGCCGCGCTCATTGTGCTTGATCTCATCATCGTGGGTGTTTGGGGTTTTTTGTTCTGTGCTAGGACAAATATAAGGGCGCCGGATGTCTTTTTGCAACACTTTGAGCATTTTATTTCCAAATTCTGGCGAGGGTTTCAGAGGGCTGAATGGGGGCCATAATCCGATCCGCCATCGGCGGGGTATGTATCCATCGCAAGCGCACTCCTGACCCTTGACGCGTACTCACTCGGCGACTGCCACTCATCGCCCGGGCCAAGCGTGAAGCCCCAAAACTCCACCATCCATACCTCGACGCGGGTCAGGTACTCGCGGAACTGATCGGCCGTCACCTGCGCAAGCGACGGAACCAAGGTGATGTACTCGCCACGGTCCTCGCTCCAGTACGTCGTGCGCAGAAACCGATACTTAAGGTGCTCATGCACCCACTGCTCAGTGACCGGGCATCCATACTCATCCTCGACACCGGCATCGCTCATCGCCTTGTGCAGCGCGGGCAGTAGCACGCCTCTGTAGTAGTGGTGGAGGCCGGGCTTCGGCCTGTTGGCCCGCGTCATGATGCGAACCTCAATGCTCCAACCGTCAAGGGTAGCGAGCAAGTCACGCAGCGGCTTGCTCGTGAACTGCCCGCGTACCCATCGGGTGTAGTAGCGCACGGCCATCAGTCGCGCTCGTTCTCAGCGTACTCGCCTTGTTCCTCGTTCACCAGCTGGTCGGGGTCGGTGATCGACGTCTGGGCAGGGCGCTTCGCCTTGCCGCGCAACAACGCCTTGACCTCAACCTCCACGGCCATCACCGCTTCCTCCAACTGGTCGGCCAGCGGGTAGCTTTCGTCCGAATCGTTGAACCTCACCAAACGGGCAAGCGCGGGGCACGCGTGTCCGGTGCTCAGAACCTTGTGGCCGTGGATCATCACGCCTTCGTAGTTCTTGCCGGTCTTCCAAAGCACGCCGCCGACCTTGTATTCATTGCTGGCGGCCTCAACTTCACGCTTTGAACGCACGGTTCGAGCGTCGTACTCCTCGCGCTCGGTCAGCATCGCGTAGTGCGGTGCGAGCATCTTCATCGCTTCGGTCAAGTCATCGTGCGGCTCCACGTGCAAGGTGGCCTTCACCTCGGTCTCGATGATCTGCTCCTCATCGTTCAGCCGCCGATCCAAGTAGGTGACTGTGATACCCTTCTTCTTGATCGACAACGACAGCACCTTCGGTTCGGTGTTCATGGTGTTGACTTTATGCGCCCAGTTCGTGGAGGATCATCGCTGCGGCCTGAGCACGCCGCTGCGCGTCCATGATATCGCTTCCAATGGTCTGCGAGTAGTGAGATACCAGCAGGTCATGGCTGGCGGTATGCACCATCCACCTGCCATCAACCCACGCTTGCAGGATCATCCCGTTCCAGTCACACCGATAAACCATCGGTGTCGCGCGTCGCCACTCAAACTTCATCGAACAAGGTGGGTTGGGTGCGCTTCCGGTCTCCGCAATAGCGACGGCTGGTGGTGCGCCGATTTTATATGGTGTCTTTTGCTCAATGCGCTAAAGCAATTCCATTTCGTCATTCGTCACAAATGCGACGACGCTGGATCCGTTGGGAAAAACGAAGCGTATACGCACCCCGTCTTCCAGCTTTTGCACGATGTGATAGGTCCGGCAATTTTCGCGGTATTTGGCAATTTTGGCACGCATGGCGTTTGTGGTGTTTTTTGTTTGAGCTAAGGCGGCAGGCCGGGGCGGTTGCGGGCGACCCTCGCGAGCCGCCCGCTCTCCGCATCACCTCTCACAGTCCTGCGGAGGTATTGGTATTTGGGTTGTTCAACGCACGGCGACACCGCTCGACACGCTCTACGGTGATGCCCAGTATCTCAGCAATCTCCCGATCAGGTAGGTGCCGCATGTGATACACCTGCCGATGGAGCGGTGACATTTCCCGCAACCAAAAGTACCGGCGGGGCAACAGATGCACGAACGGCACCTCGACGGATAGCAGCTTGTTGGTCGCTTGGCTGTACAGTCGAGGACGGGTCATCACATCGGAACCATCCTCAACGGTACTGTGGGCCATGCTCACCAAGTGCTTGTCCTTGGCGATGGCCGCGATGTCATCGATCGGCGTGCCCTTGTCAAAGTAGGTGCGATCCAAGCAGCCCCTCCGGTCTGCCATTAGCAAATATGCCGCTGTTCGGAGTCTGGTCATGGTTGTATCACTTCTTTGGCGTGGAGGGGTGACGGGCTGCGGAATTGCGCACTCGCTCATCGCTATCCTCGACCAACCGCGCGAGCGCATCGGGTGGGGTGGATGGGTTGCTGGCTGCGGCTTGTCGCACGTATCTGTTCTCATTCGCGCTGAGCTGCGCGAGAGCATCGGGAGGGGTCGATGAATTGAGGGCCACCAAGTAGCGCACGGCTGCACTCTCATCATCTGCGAGCTTTCGGAGCGCATCGGGTGGGGCGAAGTGGTTTTTGGCTATCGCAATACGCACCTTTACATCCTCATCCTCCGCCAGCCGCGCGAGCACGTCGGATGGCGTGAACGGGTCGTATGCCGCATACAGGCGGTCAATCATGTTGCTCATGGCATCGTGGGTGTTTGGGGTTTGACTTGCTCCCGGCGGCCTATCGCTGGCCCGTGGCGGTCTGTTCCGCGCCGGGAAGTGTGGTGTCACTTATTGAGCGTGGAGAGGTTGCTTGCCGCGGCCCGTCGCACGTCTGCACTGTCATCCTCCGCGATCCTTGCAAGCACATTGGGGGGGGTGGAGGGGTTGCAGGCTACAGCGTGGCGCACCCCAATCATAGCGTCTACTGCGAGCCGTGCCAGCACATCCAGCGGCGTTGATGGGTTGTGAGCAACCGCGTAGCGCACACAAGATTCCTCGTCCTCCGCGAGCCTTGCAAGCACATCCGGCGGCGTTGATGGGTTGAGGGCTGCCCAATAGCGCATCCAGCGTATGTCATTCTCCGCCAGCTTGCGCAGCACGTCGGGCGGCGTGGATGGGTTGAGGGCTGCGGTATCGCGCACCCACGCCTCCTCATCTTCCACGAGCCGTGCGAGCACTGCGGGCGGTGTGGAGGGATTGCGAGCTGCGAGCCACCGCAGGTTTGCATCATTTTCCTCGGCGATACATGCGAGCACCTCGCGCGGTATGACTCTATTCGAGGCGCACCAGTATGCGTTTTTCGCTAGTACGGCGACGAACTCCGCATCGCTCCTTGCCTTGAGGAGCCGCTTGAAATCGCGCTCGCACGCCTTGGCATCCTTACAGCGCTGGATGATTTCATCGCGCTCCTCCTTGGTCAGTGTGGTGGTCATCGTTGTGGGTGTGGTGATGTCAGGCAGCCACGGCATGGCCGAGCACGTAAACGATGTCTTGGTCAATCATCATGTCTATGCAGTAATCGCACTGGCCGCATGCGTTGCCATCTTCGTCCATGTGGTCGCACTCGTGGCCCTCCCAATCGTAGTTGGTTTTGTCGCCCCAGCGTCCGGTGGAGATATACTCGGCGGTGGTGTCGGTAACGATGATGTATTCCGGGCGGCTCGCCTCACCATGTGCCAGCACGTAGCGTTCGGCGTTGAGCACATCTACCGCCTCCTGCGCGGCCTCAATGGTATCGTACAGCATGTAGTCATCCGGGCGTGCGGGATCATCGCCGACGAACTCCACGGCGCGGTCCCCCGCGATGTCCGGGTAGTACATGCTGCGCAGTACGGCGATGGCGTATTTGGTGTCGGTGTTCATGGTGTGAGAGGTGTTTGGGGTTTAGAGGCTGTTGATGGCTTTGGCTGCGCTACCACGGCGAGCGATCAATTCCTTGGCCTCGTCCATCGGCAGGGTGCGGCGGCGGCAGCGCTCGATGTGGCTGATGATGTCCTCGGCGGTGGTGCCGTGGTTGATGTACTGGGCCACGCTTCCGGCGAATGCCTTCCATGCCCGGTTGCCGCGGCTGCTGTTGCAACGCAAGCAGCAGGTCACGAGGTTGTTCGGAGTATTCTCACCGCCCTTGCTCCAAGGCTTGAGGTGATCGAGCGTCAGCTTGGCGCCTTGCTCAACGCTGTCGCCGCAGTAGGCGCAGGCGAGGCCGTCGCGCAGGTAGATGGCGAGGCGCTTCTCTTGGCGGATCCAGTTCATCCCTACATGGGTGGCGGAGCGGTTCGTGCGGGTCATTGTGAGAGGTGTTTTTCTTTATCGCTGGGCCAAAGATAAGGGTACCGGATGTCGATTTGCAAGTATTTGTGCAACTTTTTTTACTTTCTCAGGATTGGCGCGGGTTTCAGAGGGGGTCGAAAGGCCCTTTAAGGGAGTAATGGGGGCAGGCCGGGGCGGTTGCGGGCGACCCTCGCGAGCCGCCCGCCCTCCGCGTCACCTCTCACAGTCCTGCGGAGGTCTTTTTCATCAGCTCGGCCGCGTAGGCGTCGCACTCCTCCCGGGTGGCTGCGCTGTAGGGTGTGTCACCGCAGCGGCCCTCCGTGTAGTTCAGGTGCAGGCGGTTCAGCAGGTACTCCTGCGCCTCCTCCTTGGTGTCGAAAGTGTCTACCAGTCGGTCACGCTTGACGGCGCTGTAGCGCCCCTCGCGCACCTCGTAGCGGGTGACCTCCTGCCACTCGTCGGATACGGTCTTGTCGGCGTCGTTCGGGTCGCTGTGCCACACTGGCACCTCTTCGGTGACCTCCTTGATGTACAGGGCTTGCGCCGGGTCGCCCTCGCAGAACTCGCGCAGGAAGGCGCCGAAGGTGGTCTCGCGGATCACAGGTGGTGTGTCCCGGCGCTCCTCCACGTAGTACAGGGGGCTGGCGAAAAAGTCGAGAGGCAGTTGCTTGTTCATGGCGTGTGGGTGTTTGGGGTTGTGTGTGGGGTTTAGATGCCAGCTTACTTGCCGTGGGTCAAAGCAAGGCTCCATTGCTCCTCCGTTAACGGGCTTTGGTCTTTCCAATCGTAGTCGATCGGCAGCCCCTGAACCCATTGCATGATCCGATAGTGGACCACCGTTTCATTCGTTTCCGCATCGCTTCCACACACCGGCAGAGGCATACTGCCGAAGAGGTGCGGGCTGTTTTGTCCGATTTCTTTGAAGTTCAACTCGAATCCATTATCGGCGATAAGGAACTCCCTGTATCCATGCTCAAAGCCCAGCGATAGATAGTACCGGTTGATTTGCTCGATATACTCTAACCTCAGAATCCCTTTGTGTTGAGCAATGCGTTCAAGGTTCCAGTCTTTGAGTTTCCCCTTAGTATTCATGGCTGTGAGAGGTGTTTGGGTTTGTGTGTGGGTGTGTGTGATGGGGGGTTAGATGCCAGCGTACTTGCCGTGGCTCACTTGCAGGTTGTTTTCCACGAAGGCGCGGGCGATGACGTAGGCTTGCTTCTCGCTGACCCGTCCGTACTTCTCAACGGTCTTGGCCACTTCAGAGGCGAAGCCGGTGGTGCTCATCCTGACGTTGAGCACGATCTCCATGACGCTCTCATACTGGTCGCCGATCCGGTAGTAGGGCATGGCGAGGATGGCCTTCTTGATGTTCTGGATGCGGTCTGCGGTGTTCATTGTGAGAGGTGTTTGGGGTTTTTTGTTCTGTGCTGGGACAAATATAAGGGCGTCCGGTGTCTTTTTGCAAGCGTTTGGGCAACTTTTTTTACATTCCCAGGATTGGCGCGGGTTTCAGAAGGGGTCGAGAGGGGGGTGTAAGGGGTCCAGAAGGGGTTCCGGGGGGCGTATGGCAGGTCCACCCATCGTCTACGCCCCTGGGTCAAGCTCAAACATGGGGGCGCTGCCCCCGATCACCTCAACAACCACCTCGTATCGCGGCCGCCTCCGGTCCACGAACTTACGCATGTGCAGCTCCACCACCTGCTTGTCATCGCGCAGCACCTTGGCCTCCTGTAGCGCATCCAGCAGGCCCTTGGCGTAGTTGTCGAGGTCGCCGGCGTCGGACTTGCGGTACACGTCGATGCTGACCGATACGGGCTGCTTAATGCAAGGCACGCGATGCACGTTGCGCCACAGCTCCAGACGCACCCTCGCGGCCCTCATCCACGCGCGGGCCTCCGTGGACTTCATGACCATCGGGCGGGTGCTCCCCTTAGGATGGACGATGATGTTTGCCCGGTTCGTGGACATCGGCTCCAGCTCCAACGTGACGGTGTACCTCATGACACCGCCGAAAAAAAGTAGCTGTCCAAGGTGCGGTAGCCTTTGTCGGTTTCAACCGTGATGCCCCAGCCGCTCACATATCGAGCTGACTGCACAACGTTGAGCACCTTGCACGGCACCAGCACTTGTCCTTGCAACGTGTTCACCTTCCTGCTGTTCCAGCCGGTGGGATCTACGACTTGTCCAACGCGGAACGGCGGCTCACTACGCTGCTTCTTGTTCTTCATCGCTTTCCGGTGTTGTACGCGAGTTTGAGCGCGTGGTATCGCTCCACGATGGGCGCCCAGCGCGGTTCTATCTGCACCAGCTTGTCCTTGTTTTTCTCGGCCTCCCATAGCGCGTGCTGTGACGCGGTGACCATCACCACGTTGTCCTCCCATAGTCGCGCACGTCGGTATGATCCCTTGGGCAGCAGATGCGATCCCTGAAGGTGGAAGTGATGATGCGACGGCGGCAGCAGCAAGCATCCGGTCACTGCACACCGTCCACCCTGTCGCTCGTAGAGCTTGACAAACAGCGCACGCTCACCGGTGACCTTGCGCTTCGATGTCAACGTGAATCTTTTGCCGAAACCCTTACTACGCCTGAGCATCGCGCTTCCGGTATTCGTTCAGCAACCAGTCGAACCGTCGAGCCACTTCGTCTGGACTAAGCCTCATGGCCTCATCGTGCAGCACACGTCGCAGCGCGATATTCTGCGCCACGGCCTGCACGTCCTCCGGCACTGTGCCCCTCTCCATCACCATCCGAATGCCCGATACCACGGCGCTGTCCTTGTTCCGACCCACGCGCTTCCGGGCCTCGATCACGTCCGCCGTGGTCACTTCCACGAAGCTCGGCAGGATCTTCAACCGCTTCAACACAAGCTCGGCCTGTGCCGTGATGACGTACACGGGCTGCGCACCGCACGCGATTTTCACCACCAACGCCTTCAATACCTCGACCATCTGGACACGATCGGCGATGGGGTTGCGCGAACGGTCCGCTTCGTATCGCTTAGCCAGTTCGAGCTTGCCCACGACGGTCCGTCTTGCCGCTTGCTGTCGCATCCTGTACGCCCGAATGATGCCAATGTACCACCGCGCGCTGAACTGCTGGTAATGGTCGATCACGCGGCCCTTGTTATCGCGCGGAACGTACTCATCCAAGTCGCCGGTGATGAACAGCTCGAACGCGTTCTTCAGGTCAACGATGGTCATCTCGCCGAAGTGCTCGCGCACGATATCCATGAACCGTGCACCGTCGTACGCATCCGGAGCCTTGGTGATGCCGAGGTCTCGCATCGCGTTCGCCACCAAGCTGCGGCAGTCACGCAGCAACTCCTCGCCGCTCGTTTCACGGATCGGCTTCCAGCCCGATGCCTTGAGCAACTTACGATCGGTGCTGTTCAGCAACAAGCCCATCGCGTCGGCCTGCATCACCAAGTCGAGTTCGGTTGCCCGTGCAAGTTGCGTGCTCATCGCCCCATCTGCAAGTAGCGCAGCATGTCGTCGGCCTGCTGCTGAGCCTTCGTTTCATCCTGCCTGTGACGCAGTTTTCCCGCGTCCTTGTCCCGACGCATCGCGCCGGTGACGGTCGATAACCAACCGGCAGCCGTGCGCTTCTTGCGCGGGTTTTGATCGCTCCAGCCCATCAGCGCCTCAAAGTAGTGCCTGACGTCAACGTTCAGCGCATCTGCTTCGCGGATCGGCGGCAACTGGCTGAACACCTCCCACGTGCCAACGGAGGACTTGCGGAAGGTTGTGAGCTTGTCGGCATCCGGTTGATCGAACATTGAAAGCGACTGCCGCTCTACTTGTAGTTGTTCATCAACTACAAGTAATGGAGATGGAGATAGAGATGGAGAGCTTTCGTTTGGGTTTGCAGTGGGTTTGCCAGAAGAAAGGCCTGGGTTTTTGCCCTTGGTGGACGCGGCTTTCGGACGGCCCCCCTTCTTCCCATTCATCGCTTGTCGATGCCTAAACTGGTCCATTTCAGCCCGCTTTTCCTCCATCCATTCGAGGTACAAACACCCCTCTTTTTGCGCGAACAAAAACCCAACCCTATCCCAACCCTTTCCGGCGACCGATGCCACCACTTCGGCCGGTGACGGTCCAGCGTCCCAGAGGTACATCATCGCCTTGCACCAAGCCCCTACGGCCTCACTATCGGCAAGGATCGGCATCAACTCCCGCAGGCGGTCGCCCGGGTAGAACTGAAATGCGGGTGGACGTTTCATCCCTGTCACGAAGCGCCCCGCACGTTCCCCCTCCAGCGGGATGCAGCCGCCTTCAGGAGCCCGTGCGGGGCTTGTTTCGTCTCGGGTCTATCGCTCATGGTGCGCACCTGCATCCTGCGCACCGCGACTTGTGATGGCGCGAAAGTACGGACACCACACTCCAATGGAGAGTGACAGTTGAACCGCCCTCCATGTGCTGTTTTCCGCAGATCCGCGCCGGATCTCATGTTAGGTTTTTCGCAGATCCAAAGTCATCGCTCAACGCGTATCCTCGCTTCGGCACGTGCGTCAGCAGCCCAGCCCTCACAAGTTCCTTCCACGCGCTCTGAACGGCCCATCGTCCATCGGGCACACGGCGCATCACGGCGCTCATCGATAGCTTCTGGTCATCGGGCCAGCAACACAACAGGGCGTACAAGCCACGAGCTTTGAGGCTCAGTGTGCTCTCCAGCAACATGCTCCTGCGGACCAAGGCGTATGGTATTTGCCGCCTCATCTGCCTTCTGCTGCGATTTCGGCCGAGGTCTGGGATAAGTGTAGGGCGTAAGGCTTCCAGCCCGTTACACCGAACTTCTCGGCGTACTCCTCCACGATCTTCAGGAACCGGACCGTCCGCATCGACATCGCCGCGATGAACTGATCGTCCCGCTGCACGCGGATGATGCACAGATCGCGCCCATCGGGCACGCCGGGGTGATACGCCACGAAGTCCCATTCGTCCGCTCCCGTGACCCACATGCCGCACTGCATCTGCACCATGTCCGAAGGCTTCGGCGCTTGGTCCAGCCAGTAGCGCATGTGCTCAACCGTGTTCCGGCACTTGACCTCAATGCCGCGGATCTTGCCGTTCGGCAGCTCCACGATACCGTCAGGCGAGGCGCCGACGTCCAACGTGTCGTGCATGAAGAACAGGCCGCGCCGAACCAAAACGAACTCGTGTTCCTCGTACGCGTCAAGTGCATGTTCCTCCAGCATCGATCCGCGCTGCATCTCGAAGGTGTTTGGACCATCCTCCGACACGCCCATTCTCTCTGCCGCCAGTTCCAACGCGTAGTTGAGCGCTGTAGCACCGAACGCATCCTTGTTGCCGCGCTCCCCGGTGAGCACGGCCGCCATGCCCGAGCCGGTCGGGATACCCATGCGGCACAAGTGCCACTCGGGTGTGCCTTGCTGTACATCGATCAGCCTGCCCATCACACCCTAGGGTTGGTCATGTGAGCGATGATGTTCTCGGCGAACGTGGCCGTGAACTCACCCGCCTCCAGCTTGCTCTTGCACAGGTCTTGGATCTCGTCGCGATCACTGCCCCGGTACGTCTTCCACGTCTCCAGAACCTTCCGCACCAACGCACGCGGGTTGTTCTCATCGACTTCGGTTTCCAAGTCGAAGTCCTCGTTGTCGATCGCGATGGCGTTCATCAAAGGCAGGTTGCGCTCGGTCTTCGGCACGTATTTGAACAGCCGCTTCAGCACGGCCTTGCGCACCATCTCACCCTCCCATTCGTCCCACACCGTAGCGTTGACCGCTTCGCCTTGCTTGATGGCCTTCAGCTTCGCCTTCTCGCTGTCGCTTTTGCTGCGGATGAGCTTCAGTTCGTCGGCACCGATAGCCTCGACGATCTTCGATCCATCGTCAAGCGTGGCGATGCCGTAGCACCCGATGAGCTTGCCGCGCTCGTTTCCGTTGAGCCAGTACGGCGTGTGGCTCACTTGCTTGGTGCCGAGGTCGAGGTTGATCTTGTCCCCCTCATACACGGCCTGCGCCTCGAACTTGCGCACAACGCCGAGGTCCGTCGCGAGCTTCATCAATCCAACGTAGGACGGCATCAACGCTGCGCGCTTCTCGTACCGCTCGATGCCATCGGACCCTCTCACCTTGGTCTTACGGGTGATGAGGTACGCCTGCTTCAACACCGGGTTCAACGTCAGACCAATGTTGGCAACGTTCATCACAGCGCCCAATAGCGATGTGCGCGTGGCGGAGCGCAGATCGGCGTTCTCCTCCATCAACTGCAATGCGAAGGACGCCTCGCGCTGGAAGGTCTCTTCCCCCATCATCCGCACAAAGCGGTCACGGATGGGCATGAACATATCCAGACGCTTCTCCGTCTGGGTCGGTGCGTTGTCCTGATGCGCAGGCACGGCACCCGTTGTCGTGTCACTCATGTGTTTCGGGTTGTGGTGATCGAACTGGAGGCACCCGCGCACGATCACCAATGCGCGAGGCCGTTGAACTCGAACGATGGACGTCACTCGTCAGCGTCCCCGATCAGGTCGTTGACGTTCGGGGTGCCGAAGAACTTCGACAGCTTCAACAAGTGCCGAAGCCGAAGGGCGCTCATCCTGTTCCCCCGGTTCCACGACCGAACGAACGCGGTCAGTTCCTTCGTCGTGCGCTTGCGCTGGTTGCCCCGACCACGCGGGTCGGTTATGTCACCGGCGAGCGCACGCTCGGCCACGTCTTGGTAGGTCAGCTTCTCGCCTTTATCCAGCAGCCGACGTGCAATTAGCTCATCAATCTTCAATCGCTCCATGTCTCACATTGTTTGTGCCGCAAAAGTACCCTAATGGAGTATCGGAGCGCATATTTTCTTGAACAGCTTATTTGGCGCGGCTTTCAGCCGGTATAGCGAGCGGCAAGCGATACTGAGACGGTGCTCCACCCGAGGAACGGGACAAGGCCCAACCACCACCACCCGGTCAGACCAGATGCATAAGCGAACGCCGCGAACACGACCAAGCTGAGCCACGTGTTGAGGCACACAGGGCACACGAACAGCTTCCACCAGTTCACCGGCGCGTGCTTCGGCAGCTTGACCTTCGACGCATCGAAGCGGTCACCGGGCTTGGTGTCAATGTGGGCGCGGTGGTCAGCCTCGGCCTTCTTGATGGCCTTGGCGACAGCCTGCGCCTCGGCCTTGGCGATCTCGACCTCGCGGGCGTTGTACTTGTCCAGCAGCCACACCCCGAGCCATGATCCAATTCTACCGCGACGAACATCACCTTCCTGTGGGTCACCCATCGCGAAGAATAGCAACGCCGTGAACATCCCGGTCCCGGCGGCGAAGAACAGCAGAGAGAGCAGCGTCATCATGGCTTATCTGAGTTGATGGAAGCGGTGTATCATGAGAGCACTCGTTCGATTACAACAACAAGGCCGGGAGCACCATTGCCGCCCGCGCCAGATGTCGATCCGTTCGTTGCCGCACCACCGCCACCGCCCCCGGCGCCGTAGTTGCCGCCATTGCCGCCGTTGCCGCCGTTGCCACCAGTCGTGACGCCACACGCCCCACCAGCGCCAGCGGTGCCGAGGCCGACGGTGGTAGTGGTGCCGTCGAAGAAAAGGCGGAGGCACTTGTTAGCAACACCCGCCGCGCCGTTCGCGCCGGGTGAAGACCCGCCTGATGGCCCGTCCTGCACTGCCCCGGCCTCATATACACCGCCACCAGCACCACCGTTTGCGGCTGCGCCATTTGCGGCTGCACCACCACCGCCACCACCACCGGGCGCACCGCCACGACCATCAAAGCCGGGCTGTCCGGCAAGACCTCCTCCACCGGCTCCACCGTTTCCTCCAGAGCTTCCGTCGATGGCGTTTGGTCCGTAGCTGGGCGTGGATGTGCCTGCGTTGGCGGAAAAGCCACCATTGGCAGGTGTTGCAATTGTATTACCGCCAATGCCCGGAGCGCCGCCCTTTGCAATAACAAGCGCGCCGAACGATGTATCCCCGCCTGCCGTGCCCGCATTGCCGCTGGTGGAGTTAGATGATACCCCCGCCCCACCAGTACCACCAGCGCCAATGGTTATCGGTTGCGTTGAGCCGACCATCCCGAGGTCAGCCGGGACGAGCCTGCGCCATACGATCGCCCCACCTTGGCCTCCTCCGCCGCCCGACCGAGTGCCTGACGCGGCGTTTGTGCGCCCACTCCCCCCGCCAGCGCCGCCGCCAACAGCGATAGCATACGCCTCCACAAGCCCTGCGGGGTGCGTCCACATAGCCCCCGCGGTGTATTCACGCACCGTGGTGGTGATCGTGCCGGGGCTACAAGCAGGCAGCACAATGTCCAGCACCCCCGGTCCGGGCGTCACACTCACCGGCGTCACGGTGTTCACGCCATCGCTCAGTTGCACGTTGAGCGTGCCATTACTGAGCACCGTGGTAGCTGGTGTGCCGTTGACCTGCACGTTGCCGTCCGGCGCCGTCTTGTTGGTTGTGGTGCCAGGCCCGTACACATCGGGGGGGCCGATGTTGTTACCCCCGCCATCCTTGAGCTGCACGGACACATTGAGCGCTTCCTGCGCATCGGTAGGCAGGCAGACGATCACCTCGTCTATCACATCCACGGCCTCGGTGAAGCGGAGCAGTTCGCACATCACCGCCGGGCGCTTGCCCGCAGCCCGTATGCAGTCGGTGATCTCCTTGGTGGTGGTGGCCTCGGTGATGAGCGTGCACAGGCTCTTGGCCGTGGGCACCACCCATTGCTCGCCGATAAACTCTCCGACTGGATCACTATCCTCATTGACCACCTCAACGTCAAAGGTTGGCGTAGCGCACGGGTCCTCAATGGTGCCCACCTCCGTATTGTTGATGGTGATGACCACCGGGCACGGCTCAGGCGGAGGGCTCGGATCACACGTGCTTCCATCGAACACCGGAGCCATAGGCCAAGGGAATGGCACGGTCTGTAGCTCCCCATCGCAGTCCTTGTACTGGACGTCGGGAATGGCAACGGTAATCGTCGCGCCACACGGGCTTGCCTCAATGACGCTCAACACCGTCTGGCCGATGGAGTTCAACAGCAAGACCGTCGCCGGTGAGCAGTTTCCAGACGGCGGCTGCACCTGCCCCATCTGGTACGGCAGCGTGCGCACCCTGTAGCAGTCGTTGCCGCTCGCGGTGACGCGATCACCGTTCGGATCGAGCACGTAGAAGTACGCGATGAAGTTCTCGTTCAGCGTGCCAACAGGAACAACCAAAGGCGCACCGGCAACGGCCTGAAATACGAAGTGGACGTCGTTGCCCGGGTACTTCACCACCATCCGGTACTCGCCCGTCATCGCAGCGATCACAGGCAGTTCAAGCGTGCCAGTCCCGCACGACACGCAGCCGAGGTTCAGCGTCTTTGTGCAGCAATTAGCAGACATGGCACTCGGGCACGCACTCAGGCGTCAGTGATAGGTGGTCCTTGTAGGTGACGGTGAAGTCGACCATCACGAGCCGAAGGTCATCGCTTCTGATCGCATCGTTCCGCTTCGTCTCCTGCTGGTAAATGAACTGCTTGTCGGTGGACACGCGCTGCACCTGAACCGCGTAGCGCAAGGCATCGTACCCCCGAGCGTTCATGATCGCGAACGCGAAGTATCGTGCAATCTCGTGCTCGTTGCCGCATCGATGAATGAACACCGACCGAAGCCCGGCTACGCTGCTCATGTTCGGGGCGCTCGACAGTCGACCATCAACCACTGTCATGTCCCACCCATCGCGCAAACGGCAGTAGGCCGTGCCCACGTGACGATCATCAATGCCGACCCACTCCTCGGGCTGTTCCTTGACGATGATGCCGCTCACGTCCTGACGCGCAAGAGACTTCCACGCATCCACGAAGGGAAGCTGGCTCACGACCTGCGTGCCGATGTGCTCAACGATGGTTTGTATCATCGCATGATGCGGTCAATGGCGGAGTTTGCGGCTTCGGTCAGCCTTTCGACCAGCGCGTCAACTTGCATCTCGGTCGGCACAAAGATCTCCTTCCCGTAGTTCTCTTCGAGGTGGCCTGCAAGAGTGGCGTTCTCATCGCGCAGGAACTCGATCTTGCTGGTCAGTCCATCGGTGCCCGACACGATGCTCATCCGCAGGTTGTCCGTGAAGTTCAGGTCAACGTAGGAAGTCTGGCGTCCCATCAACTCCCGCAGGCCCTTGTAGCCTTCTGCGAAGTACATGGAGCGCCGAGGCTTGCCATTCTTGAACTTGCTGGACCGGCTGTTCTTGCCACGGCCTCTCAACTTGCTGGTCGGCACCTGTGATCCGTAGCGACGCCGCGCGCCTTCGATGCTGACATAGCCCTCGTTGCCAACGTACTGACCGATCTTCGATCCATCGGCGGCAAGGCCATCCATGAACACGTGCTGCTTCAAGTCGCCTTCCATGTCAATGATGGCCAGCGGCTGCTCGGCCTCCAACGCGCGAGTGATCGCAAGCGGAATAGCCCGGATGAACTCAACCGCTTGCTCGGGCGTCAGGTTCATGTCTTCAAAACTAAGCGTCGGTCAGCAGCTTCTCGATCACGCGCTCGTGGCGCTGGATGGCCTCGCTGTGGCTCTTCAGCACGGCGGTGTGTTTGGCCTGCTCGATCAACAGGCCCTGTATGGTCTCCAATGACCGTTGAGCGACTGCGATGCCCAGCCGCAGAAAGTACGCGAACACCGTCAGCAATACGGCGTTCAGCGCCAGCAACACCTCGGCCCGTGTCAGCACCTCTTGCATCCCTTCTTTGTTTGGGGCCTCTTCGGCGCCGCGTTTTTCGTGCGAGGTCGTTGTGCCTTGCCAACGACTTTCAGCCGCAGTCCTCCCTTAGCCATGGACCTCTTGGTATTGCGCACCCGTACCGCACTCCAAGCAGTCCGGGTCCAACTGTGAGACGTACGAGGCAAGCGTCTTAATGTGGGTCTTCATGTGGCGCTTCACGTCCACGGTGTCCCACTTCTCCAACATCGACGCGGCCCATTCCTTTGAATGGATGCTGAAGTAGTTCGTACGTGACGTGGCGAGCCACTCCTCCAACACCAGCACGCCGAACTGGTACAGAACGGCCCAGCGGAAGCGATGAAGCAGCAGGCACGCGACCGGCTCTATCGAGCACGTCATGATGACCTCCGCCGACATCCCTCGCAGCGTCTCCAGTTCAAGGCTTCCCTCCAAGCCTCCACCGGCGATGTACTTGTACCTCGCGTGCCCAGCGCATGTGCTGCACGTGGTAAAGAACTTGGTGCCCTTGGCGCTGCCTCCTATGGGCTGAACGCGGTCATCCTCGATCCATACTTCCACGCGCTTGCCGCGGCTCTCATAGTTCAGCCACACCTCGTTGTCCACGCCGGGCTGCAAGTCAACGGTGACCGAGTGTTGCGTCAGGCCATCGGACACGTACACAACGACGTTATCCACAGCGTTGGCGCAGCGAACGAACACGCGGGGAACGACGATCACCGCCATCGGTCCACCATCGATGCGGATGACCACGCCGCGCTTGCTCGCCGACGCGGGTAGGACGTCATCGTTGAACGTGCCGATGATGCCACTCTCCTTCGGACGGCCTTCGATCACATAGGTCTCAAGGTGCGCGCGGATCTGCTCCAGCATCATCAACCCCGCCACCCGCACTTTCTCATCGATGAACGTCTGTGCGTTGAGGTACTTGCCCGGCTCAACGGCAGCAAGTGACGCGGTGCTGAAGCCCGGAAGATCATCAACGTGCAACCCGCTCGACGGCTTCACATACTGGCCACCGGGACACACCACGCGGGGCGTGATGAAGCCGCTCATGCAGGCGAGTTCCATCTACTTTTCGCTGTTGCTCTTCTTCGAGGTCTTCACAGGCGCCTCTTCCTTCGCGGCGTGTTCCTTGGCCACGCTGAGCGTCAGGTGTGACGCCTCCAACTTGACTTTTCCAACTCGACTGAAATAGTCAGCGCTGGTTTTCAAAGTTTCGGCCACTTCGTTCAAAGGGTCCTTCACGTACGTCATCGCACGCACGAGCTTCAGCGTGACCGCATCGGATGGGGCCTTGTCGGTAGCACTTGCGGGCGTGGTATACACCACGTCGATGTGCTTCCTCTCCAACGTGTTCAGCGCATCCGACAAAGCGTTGCGCAACGCGGGATGAACGGTGTTCAGCTTGTTGATGTTCGCTTTCATCGCACTGGGTTTGATGTGGCCGAAGATAGGGGCGGAGCAAAGGCCCCGCCCCATACTTCATCCATTGTATCAGGCCAGCACCTGCCCGTTGTACAGGAAGGTGTAGTTCACGCCGAAGCGCTCGTCGTTGTAATTGCCCGGTCCCGGACCGCTGAAGATGCCGGTCGGCATGGAGAACAGTTCGTGGTGCACGCCGAACTGCATCTTCCACACCTCCTCGCACTCATCGTAGCGGATCTTGGTGTCCAGTTCGATGCCCTGCACAGGGTCCACGGTGGTGGTCAGCTTGAACTGGTTCTCCACCTCCTTGCGGAACTCGCCGCGGTACTTGTTGTACAGGCCCAACTGAACGGCGCCCGGCGCGAACACGATGATCGGGTTCACCGGCGTTCCATCGGCGATCTGCGCGACGTCGCGGTCGCGGTAGAACAGGTAGCTGCTGGCCAGCTCGCCAACGTCCTGTCCGTACTCGTTGCAGCAGCCGATGTTCGCGTGGCGGCTGTAGCGACTGATGACGCCACTTCCGACCACGATGGGACGGCCAACGCCGAGGTCGGCCATGTCCTCCAGCATCGTCACTTCGCCATCGGGCACGATGATCTCACGACCGCCCTCCAGCTTCAGCAGGGGCAGGTTCTTGCCAGCAGCGACGCCGCCGATGAAGCCACCGACGAAGTTCAGATACTGCGCGATCAGCTTGCGGTTCAGCGCGCGGAACACACCGCTCATGTGCTGCGCGATGCGCATCGTGACCACCTCGCTCGGGGCCTCGCAGTACTTGCGCAGCTCGGCATCGGTGAACTTCATCACACGGCTGCCCGTGTACTGGGTGATCTCCACCGTGTCGAGGATGCGAGGCTCCTCCACACCTTCGCCGCAGATGTCCTGCTCCGTGCTTACGGTCTGCGTGTGCGGAATGGGGATAGACCATTCACGGATGACGAGGTTCTTCTTGCCGTCGAGGTTGTCCACGGCGTAGCGCGTTTCAAAGCCAGCGCGGTTGACCTCACTGTTGACGGCGTCAAGGAAGCCGGTAGGCTCCCGCTTCAGTGCGGGGTAGTTCTCTCCGGCAAGTTGGTTCAGGTTCTGCTGTGCGGTACGGCAGAACAGCTCCAGATTGATGGTAGGCATTGAGTTGAGGTTTGAAGTTGTCGCTCCCCGTTGGAAGGCCGGAGCAGGCACCTCGAACGACCCTTTGAAGGTTGGGCCTCACCTCAACTGTCGCAGCCCCCCGGCTACGCTTGTTGCACCGCAGCCTGAGCTTTCTTCAAGCCGGGCAACTGGTACTTCACGCTGCTGCCGGTATCATTGGTGCGGATGTCCTTCCGGACGTCATCGCCCTTGCCGTTGTTCAGCACGAAGTAGCCTTTCCTTTCTCCGATCCGCGTGACAACATCCTCCACGCTCAGAGGCTTGGTGCGGTCGTTCTCATCGTACACGTCCAAGTCCTTGCCCTTCTGCCGGAGCAGGATCTTCCCGGTGGATCGATCGCGCTTCAGATCGTACTCCGATGCGATGTCACCGACCAACAGCTTGGTCACGATGTCCGCATCGAGAACCGTCTTCCTGCCGCCCTTCGTGGCAGCCTGCGCGATATGGTGTTGGATGTGGAAGTTGTCCTCCACCTCCTCGGCCTTGCGCAACGCGGCGGGTACTTCCTCATCCCTCAACCGCTTTACCTCGGCATCGCGCTCAGCGATCAACTGGTTCAGGCGTTGGATCTCCTTGTCCTTGTCGGCATCGCCCTCACCCCCGTTCTTCGACGCTTTCAAGCGCTCGATGGTCAGCTTCATCAACGCGTCGAAGCGGTCCTTCTTGGGCAGCTTCTCCATGTCCTCGTTGCTCACCACACCTTGAGCAAGGCGCAGCAGTTCGCGCTCGCGGCCTCCGAGCAACTGCCCGGCGAACTCTTGGCGCAACGGGCCGATGAACCCATCGTCGTTGCGCAGCGCTTGTTGGAGGTTCGACATCGCGGCCGCTGCGATCTCGGCCGTGTCGAAGTCAGCGTTCTCAGCGGTCACGGTGTTGATGGCCTCATCGTTCAGGCCCAACTTCTTCAGCAGTTCTTTCAGCTTGCTCATGTGTCGTGGTCAACAGGTCCCACAAGTTTTCTTTTTCCGAGGTGCGAGAATTACTCGCTCTTGCCAGTCTTCTTCAAGACCGGCTTTTGCGCGTTTCCCACAGTGTACCGGTAGATGCGCTGTCCATTCGGCATCTCGATGACCGTTTCGGACAGGACCTCGAACTGCTTCGGACGCATCTTCGTCACCGCTCCGGTCAGGTGATCCTTCACGTCGAACATGTTGCTCGGCGCGGCTTCATCGGTCGCGACCTTGGGCCTTCCTGCGGGCGTTTTTTTGGCCATGGCTTTGTGGTTTGCTGGCAAATGTAGGTAGGTTCCAAAGCTTCAACTACTCGGTCCACAGGTCGGCAAGCTGCTCCACGGCATACCGGCCGGGACATGCAGTGGACACAAGGTGTCGGTGTGCACGCACACGCTTGTACCCGTAGCGATCCAGCAGGTGACGAACGAACCGCCGCGTCGCCTGTTCCTGCTGGTGGCCGATGGGGGCTTTGTCGAAGTTGCCGAGCATGGCGAGACCGATGGTTGTGCTGTTGTGCCCGCGCGTCTGGTTCTGCCTGCGCTCCGGGTCCTGAAGCACGAAGCACTTGCCATCCCAGCTTGTGCCGAAGGCGTAGCCAATGGCCTGCCACTTGTTGACCTCAACGTGGAACTGCGCGATCGTGCCCCAGCCCTGTCCGGTGGATGCAGTGTGATGGATGACCAGCGTCTCGGGCTTGCGCGTCCGCATCGGGTACAGACCACTCGTGGGCAGCTTGTCCCGCATGTCAACGACAACCGGCAACGGCGGTGCGTCGGACACGTCGATGAAGTTCGTGACCTCTCCCGCACCACCACCGATGGCGGTCATCGCAACGGCGCTCTGAGCGAACGCCCTGCGCATCCAAGCTGATGCGATCATGTTCAGTGCGAACGCCATGGCTTGCTCTTTATCCAAGGCCAGACCTTGTCCCGCACCATGCGCTTGACCGCGTGGTATCCATCGTTGCCGATGGCGAACACCACACCGACGAACAGCGCCACCACCAGCGGCCACTTCAGCACGCTCATCAGAAACGCACCGGCCTCGAACAACGCACCAGCGGCAGCGGCAACGATGAGCACCACGAGGATGCCGTCACGGTTGCTCTTCCAAACTTCCTTCATTGTTCAACGGGTTAGGACCAACACGACCACCGCTGTTGATGCGACGAACGTCAACAGCTTCCAAGTTCGACGGCCATTCTGGGCCTTGACATACGCCGCAGACATCGAGTCGTACGCATCCTTGTAGTCCTCGTTCGATCGCATGCACGCTTCCAACGCTGCCTTCGTGTGCTGCACGATCTCCTTCTGGTTCGTCAGTCTGGCCTGTGAGTGAGCGTGCAACAGCCTCTCCAAAGCCAACTTTTCCAGCGCTTCACTGCCAAGGGCGAAGCCCTCGACCACCACCTTCAGCTTTGCCACGGAGTAGCATATAGTGTCGCTCTCGGTTGACTTCAAACTCTGACACCAAGCTGTCGAGGATGTGGCGCAACTCACCACGAGTAGCGCTATGGATGCGAGGCGTGAGATGCACATAGCGAGCCGTGATGCTGTCCTGCTTGTTGACCAAGGACAAATATAGCCTGAGCAGTCGCTCCTCTTCGGCTTGCGCCCTCTCGGCCTCCGCCTGATGGAAGCGGACACGCTCCATCATTGCATTGGCTCGCCTCTCATGTTCACGCGCTCTCTGCACGTGGTTGTTCTCGCGGTTGCGCATCACCACCCAGCACGACGCGTAGCCCAGCAAGAACGCGGCAACGAGCGCCAACAACGCGACAACGAAGCCACCAAGGAGCGTGTGGTTCTGGTTCATGATTGCTTCGTTGGTATCGCCTTGTGGCGGCAGTTGTACCCGCCGCGAAACACGGGCCAAGTCGTGGCAGTGGTGCCGGGTATCATGCCGCTCCCGTTGTTCAACGCCCACCTCACTTCCTGCGCCAACAGGTGCTCGGGTATGATCTCCATCTTTACCCATCGGCGACACTGAGGCCGCGTTCCGCCTGTCCTGCGACCGGACTTGCTCACCGTTCCGGGCAGGATGTTCCCGATGTAGCGCCAGTTCTTCAAGTCGTGCAGCTGCGCGATCTCCGCGTGAACCTGTCCCTCATACTGGTGTAGCGCGTCTCGTGCGACCTGCCCGGCGTATTGGCTCATGAGCCCCGGACGCTGGCGCTCTGTGCCCTTCAGCGTGACGGGCGACAACCTACGACCGGTGATGAGCGCACGTAGCGCACGCTCCGTCTCCAACACACCCGCACCGAAGTTCACGTGGTTGTAAAGCAGCTTGCGCACGGGATCGGCGAAGCGGGCCTCGAAGCTCACGTCGATCATGGTCTGCGTGGTCATCTGCACCATGCGGTTCTTGGTGTCGTTCACCAAGGCTTTCGAGACCACGATCCCGCTTTCCTCACCGTGCAGCATGCGCACGTTCTCCCCGATGCGGTCGAAGTCCGGCAGCAGCTCACGCACCGCGTCGCGCAGGTCCTGTTTGCGCATCACCTGTTCCATGATCCTCGACAAGTCGGACAGCAGTACCGATGTGCTGTCATCAAACACGAACCGACCGCCACGCGTGGAGAAACGGCTGAGGAACTCCTCCAGCCTGCGCACCAACTGGCTCTCTAACTCGGCGAACCGCGCCTCGAAACGCAACGATGCCCTGCTCGCGATGCGCTCCGTACTATCGACCAGCTCGAAGATGGGCATGACTACTCGGTGTCTCCGTCAAGGTCCTCCTCGGGAGCGAGTAGTCTCGATGCGGGCATGATCTGCTCCACCATGTCGTCGATCAGCTCGAACACGTTATCCTGCCGAAGCACCTCCAAGCCCTTCTGCCCGACAAGTCGTTTGATCGCCGAGAAGCCGTACGTGTGGCGGCGGAGCGTGATGTCATCAACAGCGCCGGACATCTTCGCAGCGGTCACGTCGGCCACGCTCATGCCGAACAACGGGTCGTACTCCTGAAGCATGGACATCACGAGCTGCAACCTCCTGTCGCCGGGGAACCGTTTGATCGTGTACTCCACCAGCACTTCGCCCTTCACCATGAACGGGGCCTTCGCCTCGTCAAGGCGTTTGATCTCCTCCACCAAGCTCTCCTCATCGCGAACGATGAACGTCGGCGGCAGTGTGATGTTGATCGCGCCCTCTTCCAGCCTACGCCCAAGCAACTGGGCAAGGTCCAGTATGGTGTTGTGCATCAACACGCTGAACAGGTGGAAGCCGATGGCGTCGAGCTTGGCGATCTTCCCCTCGCGATCGATCTGCTTAGCCACACCGCTCTGTGCCTCATCAACGAACAACTGGCTCAGTTCTTTCTCCAGCCTCTTCAGGTAGTTCTCCCAGAACTCGGAGCCGAACTTCAGAATGTCCACCGGCGGTGCGATGAACTTCACCATGTCGCGCTCGTTCTCCGAGCTTTCGCCACTCAGCACACCGGCCTCCGGACGCACCAAAACACCGTATGGACCTATCGGCGATATGCGACCGTTGCGACACACCGTGCAGCGACGCTTGGTGCTCGTGTCATCCGGGCCGCGCTCAGTGATCCATCCGTCCTTGCAGCCGGTCACGGTGCACTTTATCGGACGCACCTCGCGCAACGGGAACCCGGCAGTGACGACAACGCCTTGGTTGTCGCTCCACTGCCTGACGCACTCGTTGGCGAACGGGATGGCGTGGGCCACGAAGGACTTCTGCCACTCTTCTTCCTCGCCTGTATCAGGGTTGATTTCAACGTACTCATCACCGCCGAGAACATCGACGGGCAGACGGCCGAGACCGTGAACGTACTGTGGGTCCAGACGGAAGTTGCGCTGTTCCTTGAAGCCGTACTGCACCAGCTTGTAGTAGGCGTCATTCGTGACGATGTAGAACACCTCACCCTCCTTGCGAACCTCATCGCGCTCGCCGGTCTTCACCAGTACCTCGCTGCGCTCACCAGACTTCCACGACACGACGTCATCGGTCTTGTGCACGATGTGCGCGGACAGCACCAGTTCAAGGCTCGGCACCACGCGCTCGTTCGGCGCGTCGGGAACAGTACCAACCCAACGCACCAACAGCCCGTTGGGGTCAAGTATCATGCGGCGCGGAAGTTTCTTGGTCCACCATGTGCGCAGGTCCATCTTGTCGAAGTTCCGCCCGTCGATGAAGGCTTCGACAACATCATCATCCACCTCCACGGAAACCTGCGCACTGCCGAACACGCGACTCAGATCGCTGAGGAAACGCGAGAACGGGCCTTGCGTGATGGGCTCGTAGTTGTCCTTGCGATACTTGGCGATCTCCGGATCCTCATACGGCCTGCGATCCGATATGAGCTTGTCGGCGAGCTTGCCGTTGACGTGTACAGCAACGGCTTCGTACTCCCCGACCCATCGCTTTTTCAGCGGCGGGCCGGGGAGCTTGAAGAAGCTCTCGACGTAGGTGTCGATGTCGAACGCCATTGTGCGCGGTTTACGCGGTGGCCAGCACAGCAGCGAGACCGGGCAGCTTGATCGGCTTGGTGATGAGGCGGCTCTTGATCTCCGCCGTGCACTCGATCACCGCGTCTTCATCGTTCGGCTCCGATCGCGTGTCATCCACGTCCAGCGAGTAGTCCGAGTAGAAGCCGTACAGCAGGCCGTCGCACGTCAGGAACGCGATGTTCAGCACGTCCTGATACTCATCCACGAAGCTGTAGAAGTCGTACTCGGTCAGGTTCGTGGGATCGCTGTTGCTGTCCTTCCACTGCCACGAACGCGTGTAGTTGGTCGTGCGCTCAGGCAGGCAGGAAGCCACCCGCCGCTTCGTCGGCGAACCTTTCGGTTTTTGGCCCAGAACGCGCCCGGTCGAAGCGATGTCACCGCTCGTCAGGGCGGCCGTCCACTCGGCCAAGTCCGTGATGCTCGCGAACTCGTAGTCGCACTTTTTGAAGATCACGCGGTCGAACCCGGCAGGCTTGGTCACGATCCGACACGCGGCGCCAACGACCTTGGGTATCTCAGCCGGAACGCATCCGGCTCCACAGGTTACCATCTGTATTGAGGGTTTGAATTCGCTGCTCTCTTGGAAGGGTGAACAGCTTCCCCTCGAAAACAGGCCGTGGCCTCAGTGTGGTAGCTGGGGGGTGCAACCGGTGGCGAAGATAGCGCTAGTCGCAACTCGTTTGAACATCGCAGTCGGTCGCGCGAACGGTGAAGTCCGGCCACCAGTGCAGTCCTTCCTCGTTGTTCTTGCGCAGTCCATCGGCTTCGGTCAACTCTCGCTCATCGATCCAGAACGACTTGGCGGCCAACACCGCGCTGATGCGGCGTGCCACGACTTCAGGGACACCAGTGGTGCGCACGCGCACGCTGCTCATCGAACGACGTGACACCAGCCGCCCGTTCTTGGTCAGCTCCCGCTCGATGGGCAGGGCATCAACCTCCGCCGTTCCGCTCACGCGGAAGTCGTGCTGGAAGCGGATGAGTTCAAGCGCGGTCTGTGCCTCAGTGCTGTACGACACGTCTACCCACTGCTGGGTCGTTGTGTCGTACTCCATGATCGCGCCCGGGGGAACGGAGCCCGAGAACAACGGTGTGATGGCCCAGCTTCCGCCGTTCATCACAGACCACAGCGACCCATCGGCTGGTGTGGGTTGAGCAACCCACACCCCACCTTGCAGCCTGTATACTGTGCCGTCGAACTGGTTCAGGACCACCGCCCCTTCAGTGCCGATGATGGGGAAGTCAGCGATCATTGACCACGCCCCGATCTCGGTGGCTGGGGAAACGGTGGTGCCAAGTAGGCCGGTCCCCACGTCGTGGTAGAACCCGGTGCAGTCCGTGCCGCTGTCGATGGACCGGAAACGCACCGTAGGCTCGCCACAACGCACGAACCGATATGTCATGGTGGTGAAGTACGCGAATGGCCTCAGAGACGCCTCAGGGCGCGGAGGACCGGGCAGTGAAACAAACGACGCGCCTTGCCACCGGTAGTAAGTTCCCGTCGAGACGTCGTACCACACCTCACCCACTTCGTTCGGGCCTATCTGCACGAAGCCCCCGGCGGTCTGCTCTTGCACTGTGTTGGTGTCGAAGTCCAAGTAGCGCCAGCCGATCGGCACGGCAGTGACCGGTGCGCTCGTGGCGTTCACGCTGTTGATGGGTTCGTAGCCGCCGAACACTTTCGCGCGGAAGTAGAAGCACTCGGGAAGTCCAGCGACCTGCGCACGGAGCATCTCCATATTCACTGCGACGAACTGGTAAGGACCGTTGGGACCGTGCGCGACGTAGAACACCGTGGAGATGTCGCTGGTGTCGCCGGACCAAAGCACCGTGCCATCCAACGCCACGACCTCCAGCTCGATGAAGTAGTCGCCGGAGGCCGTGCGCCAACCGACCTCCGGGTTCATCGGGTCATCGTTCACGGTGTCCTGTCCGTGGAACTGCAACTGCACGATGTCATCGGGATCGACCAAGTACGCGAATGGCTTCTCGTCGCACCCATCCTGACACCAGTAGCCGGAGCGCGTTGCATACAGCGCGTTCTCTTGCGGCGGGATGCACTCGCTCGCAACGGGTAGATCGCGTCTCTCCGACACGCTGTTCAGGCGGTAGATTGGACTGGCGGCAGGGGTCATGTCAATGATGGTTGCCATGGGTCTACGGGTTGACTAAACCAGCCAGCCTTTCGCGATGAGGTTGTTTCGCGCGGCGATGCCGACGGCGGAAGGTGTGCCCATCAACGGACCGATGAAGATAGCCTGGCCGTTCGTCGTTCCGATGCCGTCAAGCTCGACCAACAACCTGTCCACCTCGGGGGTCGGAAGCTGGTTGAAGGAGATATTGAAGTAGGTCAAGGCCTTACAGTTCACCAACGACGGGCCTACGCTGAGCTGGTTTATTTCCAGCCCGATCTGCATCGCTGTATCCATGTGCCTGATGTCCGGCGGCTCGGTCAGCGCTGAGTTGTTCAGGTCAAGGATCAGGGGCTTCATACCTCCACCGTGGAAGCGGTCTATGCCCGGCCCTTCGACCTCCAAGTACTGCACGTTCGGAACATCAACAGGGTTGCCCTCTTCATCACACACGAAGCAGCACCACACGCCTTCTGCATCGGGCCCGCCGTCGGTCGAAAAGTCGTACTCGTTCACCGTCTTCACCCCGGCCGGTGATACGCAGGCCCAGTACCGTGTAGGCGTCTCCACTTGCGCGTAGAAGGCCTGCCCGCCTGCGTTGTGGAATGAGAACCTCCCGGCACCTTGACACGTGGGCTGCGCGATCACATGCAAGCGAGCCATCACACCCGATGGGATGTGGTCGGGATGAACGATGAACGTCGCAACGCCCGATGAGTTGAACACCGCCGGAAGGCTCTGTATCGGCAAGGCCCCAAGCTGCGGAAGCTCTCCCTCGTACGACTGCTCGATCTGCGTACCAGACGGGCGCGGAAGCAACGGGCTTGCCACGTGTGGTGGCAAGGTCAGTTGCGCCCGAATGTTCCACCTTCGACCGTAGGACAGCGCAGGGTTGAGCCGCACCTCTACAAGAACGAGAGACGTCTCGCACAACGACGTGATCGGCAGTCCGGTCTCGAAGTCCAACAGCCGGATGGACTGGATCACCTTCGTGAAGTTGCCGTAAGGATCAACCACTATGTTCTGCCTGTACTGGTACTCCAACTGCCCCACGACGGTGTTCAGGGTGAAGGACCACACGGCCTGAAGCGTCATCCCGCTGAAGGTCGGCACTCCACCTCCATTGGGCGCGACCATCGGAACCGTCACGGAGTAGTCCACCCATTCCCCATCGACGAACTCCTCAACGGTGTTCGCGCCGGTCCACTGTCCACCTTGCTTGGACCAAGGAAGGTTGACCAACACCGCGCCGGTGTCAGCATCAATGATCCGCAGCCGCGCAGACAACATGTCGTTGCTCCACGTGGAACCTCCGAAGGCTTGCTCGTTGTACGCCTCGGCTCTCACGCCAACCTTGAGCCGCAGGAAGTCACTGACGCAAGTCTCAACAGAGTTCGACAACGTCTTGGTGTTGTAGTCCGAGATGTCGGAGCGCAGGTCCTCAACCGCGAACACCGGCGCGGGCGGTGCACCGTCGGCGCGTAGGTTCGGGCGGATGAACGAGTTGGTGAACGCCTGCGATGGCTGGCCTACAGGCTGAGCACCTACCACTACGGCGATGGAGTAAATGCGCGATGGGTCAAGATCTCCATCAACGCGGAAGCGTATCCGATGCGCCGGGGTTCTGTCGTAGGTGATCGCCTCAATGGGTGTCGCGATACCGACTACGCGACCACCAAGCACTTGCCCATCGACAACCGTGTTCGCATCAACGTCCACGCCCTGCGTTCCGTACTGCGTCAAGAAGGTGCCCAACTCATTCCAAGGGTTCACCGTCATGTCCAGCACGTACACGCGGAACACGTCCTTCAGCTCGTACGCTGGAACGTCGGACAAGTACACTCGCACCTCCGTCGGTGCAAGCGCACACAGGTCATCGACGAGCTGACCACCACGCCACAGCTCCATCTCATACCCGAACCCGGGACCCACCAGTTCAGCCAAAGGCGGGTTGAGCGATCCGTCGTTGCCATACAGGTAGAACCTTGACCAGTATTTCAACGAGAACGTGCGCGAGACCCTTGTCTGCGACGGCTCGA